GTTGCTGTATAAGGAAACTTAAAAGCGAAGTTGTTACCGCTACGTATGTCAACGATATCCTTGTGGCAATTGATAGCGTCCTCTATCGTTGTGACACGAGATGGGGCCACCACAGCCGAATTATCCCACTCGGGATTTACTGGTTCGAAAACGACCAGAATACGCCCAGAATGGAAAATGGTTTTGGATATCTCAAGCGACACCTCAATAGACCCACGGTAAAAAGCGTGAATGTTAGCCAAATATGCCATGGGATGCATAATATGGTTGGTAAGTGAGGGAGAACCAGTGGAACTAGCTATAGAAGTTGCTTGCATTGACATTGGATCCAAAGGAAACGTCAAAAGCTTGGTCCCAGATGCTGTAGCAATCCCGTAAGTAAAACGGAAAAGTTGAGAACGAATTCCACACAAATATGCGAAAGACATCTCATCGGCACCAGTAAGACCAATCTGATCGGTAACCTTAACACCAGTTGTAGCAGTATTAGCCATAGCTTCTGCGTACTCAGTACCATCAGAAGCGTTAAGCTTCGCTACCCCACGGCGCAAGTAAACACTTGGTGTCTGTGTAATCAAAGGGCGTGAAAACCCAAAAACAGACATCACATGTCCAGTAAGGGCGGTGGCCCACGCCACAGGCTGAATGTAAGATCCTATCAAAGGAACGCCAGAAGCATCGAGCATAGCAGAAGCAAGCTCCTTAACTTTAGTTGAAAGGGGTTTCTGCTGTTGAGACTCGATCTCAAAGTTACCTTGATAAGACACAGTATCAGTAGCTGTGGGTCCAAGCAAATCAACATCCTCAAAGCTCATATACAAAGTAAATGGCACCGGGTTGCCCCTGTGTGCCAATGTTTCAGTAAGCTGAAATACACCCGTATTATAACGCTTATTCGTAATGTCGAAATGCGTGTGGGGTCCACGATGAGGAATCTTCAATACAACCTCGGTATCAAGGTTGAAATCCAATTCAGCATGAGGTAGTTGAGTAACGTGGCGATGATCATCACGTTTCAAACTACCTAACAGAGTTGAAACCGGATAATACGAAATGGCGACGCGTCCCTGCGTATACTTGTCAGCATTGCAAACAAGGCGGATGACCACAGTGGCGCGAATGCCGTAATATCCTCGTATCTTCTCTAAGTGGAATGGTGAAGCTTCCAACAGAGATGAAT